CAATTACCGAGTCAAACATTTCTGACTTAGGTTCTTATATTACTGCTTCAAGTACAGATACATTATCTAACAAAACAATTGATAGTGCTTCAAACACAATCACTTTAGATTTATCAGAAGGTACTTTAACTGGTACAACTGCTGAATTTAATAGTGCATTATCAGATGGTTCTTTCGCTACATTAGCGGGAACAGAAACATTATCTAATAAAACACTTACAACACCTAAATTTGCTGATGGTGGTTTCATCGCTGATAGTAATGGTAATGAACAGATTGTATTTAACACAACTGCTTCTGCTGTTAACTACCTAGATGTAACTAACGCAGCAACAGGAAACGGTATTACATTAGCATCTGCTGGTACTGATACAAATATTGACTTTGTAATTAGTCCAAAAGGTACTGGTACAGTTAGTGTTGACTCAAGTAGAATTACTAACGTTACTGATCCATCAGGCGACCAAGACGCTGCTACAAAAGCATACGTTGATAGTGTTGCAAATGGTTTAGATGTAAAAGATTCAGTAAGATACGCTTCAACAGCGAACATTACTGGTACTTACGACAATGGCGCTGGTACAATTACAGCAGGTTCAAATGGTGCTTTATCAATTGATGGTCAAACTCCATCACAAAACGATAGAGTATTATTAAAAGACCAAACAAGTGCTGTTCAAAATGGTTTATATATTGTAACTACAGTTGGAGATGGTTCAACTGCATATGTATTAACTAGAACACCAGACGCTGATGCGGCAAATGAAATCACAGGTGGTTCATTTGTATTTGTTGAAGAAGGTACTGCGAATGCTGATAATGGTTATGTATTTACACACAATGGTACTCCAACATTAGGTACAACTAATATTACAGTTGCACAATTCTCTGGCGCAGGCCAAATCTCTGCTGGTGATGCGTTAACAAAAACTGGTAATCAGTTAGATGTTGCTGTAGATGATAGTACAATAGAAATATCAAGTGACGCTTTACAAGTTAAAGCTTCAGGTATTGGTGCGAATGAGTTAGCGTCTAACGCAGTTGAAACAGCAAAAATTAATAACAACGCTGTTACAGTTGCGAAGTTAGCGACAACTTTAGATTTATCATCTAACACAATTACATTACCAAGTACATTTGTTACTACAACTGGAACACAAACTTTAACAAACAAAACTATTAACGCATCTCAATTAGTAGATGGTTCAGTTTCAAATGCGAAACTTGCTAATAGTTCACTATCATTTACTGACGAAAGTTCAACTTCTGGTTCAGTAAGTCTTGGCGGAACATTAGAGTTCTTAACAGGAGAAGGTATGAATACAACAGCAAGTGGTAGTACACTTACAATTGCTGCTGAATTAGCGACAACTTCAAATAAAGGTGTTGCTTCATTTAGTTCAGATAATTTTACTGTTACTTCAGGTGCTGTTACTGTGACTACAATTGATGGTGGAACGTTTTAATTATTAATTGAGGAGATTAATAAGTGGCGACAGTTATAAAATTAAAAAGAAGTACAACAGCATCTGCTGTTCCTACTACAAGTGATTTAGCTGATGGTGAAATAGCCGTTAATATTACTGATCAAAAAATTTATATTCGTAATGGCGGTAGTATAGTTGAATTAGCAAATGCTTCAGGTGCTGATTTTAGTTCAGTTGGTGAAGATATTATACCAGCAACAACTGAAACATATGATTTAGGTTCACCTACAAAAAGATGGAATGAATTATATTTAGCTGGTTCTACAATTAATCTAGGTGGTTCAACTATATCATCTGATGGAACAGGACAAATAAATATATCTGCAACAGGTGCAACTTTACCTCTTAACTCAAATATTGAAGTTACCTCTGGAGTACAAAAGAGTATAGCACTTCAAGGTGAAACTGGTGATCCTGTTAGATCAGTTCCATTTTTTAGTAAATCAGGTGGACTAAATACAGCTAATACAAGATTAGATTTTAAAGCCGATCCTGATTCAATTGTAGCAAGTTTTACATTAGCAAATGGTTCACAATTAGGAGCAGCAGCAGGGGATACTTTATTTTTCTTTTAAGGAATTAATATGACAGCAAAAACACCAATACGAACAGTCTTTAATGAAAGTAACGTTGCCACAGGTCTAGCAGAATTTCAAACAGGTGAGTTTATCGCTGTAGAACACGGTGGTTTAGGTGTTGCTACATTAACAGCAAACGCTATTCTATTAGGTAACGGTACAAGTGCTGTACAAAATTCAGCAATTGGTATATCTGGTACAACTCTTTCATCTACAGATTCATCTACCATAACAATCGCCGAAGCATTATCAGTTACAGGTGCATTAAATGTTACATGAACAATTACAGGTACTATTTCAGGTAATGTTACAGGTACAACAACAGCTGGTAATATACAAGTTGGTGTGACAGGAAATAACGAAATAGATACCACATCAGGAAATTTAACATTAGATTCTGCTGGTGGTACAGTTGCTGTTGACGATAACTTAACAGTATCAGGTAATACTACAGTAACAGGAAACTTAACAGTAAACGGAACAACTACAACAGTTAATTCTACAACAATAGAAATTACAAATTCATTTACGTTTGAGGGTTCAACGGCTGATGATTATGAAACTGTTTTAGGTGTTGTTGATCCAACTGCTGATAGAACAATTAATTTACCAAATGCTTCAGGTACAATTGTATTACAAGATACTACAGATACACTTACAAATAAAACTATTAACTTAACAAGTAATACTTTAACAGGTACAACTGCTCAGTTTAACTCTGCTTTAAGTGATGGTTCATTTGTAACTTTAGCAGGTTCTGAAACACTTACAAATAAAACTTTAACAACACCTGTAATTTCATCAATTTCAAATACAGGTACTATAACGTTACCTACATCTACTGACACTTTAGTAGGTAGAGCAACAACTGATACTCTAACAAACAAGACTTTAACAAGTCCTATAATTTCATCAATTTCAAATTCAGGTACTTTAACATTACCTACATCTACTGATACATTAGTAGGAAGAGCA